CATAGCCTGTATCTGGGTTTCTACTTCGTCGATATATGTCCCCTTTTTACCGACGGGAGCGTCATCTGATTCAGTCTTGCCAAATCTGTTAATCTTCGCCGCCTTCGCCTTATCAACAAACTCTTTCCAGTTCGTCAGGCTCGACTCAATTCGAGATTGGTCAGTCATACCGCACGCACCCTCGTTGAATACGAAGCGTAAGACGAGCCGCCATAAATCTCGTATCTCCATTCTCTCGCCTGTTCGGATTATTATTCGAGTCATTTTGCACTCTCCGCCATATGACGTTTCGCCATTGCGCCTTGCTCTGCGCTCTTGCTTGCCGACTCAGCCGCCTGTAACTGCGCCGCCATCTGTTGTGCCTTCGCTCTGTTCTCCCGTATCTTAGCTATGACATCTTTCTCATTTGAATATTCAGGATCAACACCATTTAATTCACCTGCTCCGGCAATTATCTTATCCACATTCGGAACATCAGCGGCTTCCGGTTTAAACTTTGCTATTTCGAGAATCATACTTAACCATGCCTGTATACCATTCATCTCGGACTGACGCTGTGCTTTGGCAAGAGGCGATAGATAGATAATGTCAAGCTTCTGCCCGACAAGCTCACGAGGCCTCGGTGGGAATATTCTTTTACGCTCTAAGATATTGAATGTCCTCATAAGTGGCGGAGTCTTACCCTCGTCAAGAAGTCTGCCTATCACCGGGCCGACATACTGCATATTCTCAGCTATACGCCTTTGGACTTCAGGAATGGACATCTTGTGAGTTACGTTAGCGAGTGATTCAAATAGCGGTATGTAATACGCTTGGTCTATTTCGGTATTCTCCATCTCCATTGCTTCGACGTTTAAATTAGAGTCGCCTTTATTCTCAATGGCGCGGAAGTCATCAGGACCAGTGTGTTTCTTATTGTAATAATTTATGTATCCCGGATTTAGATTCGGCGCGGCGAGCCAGCCCCTATCCGGCATCATCAAGGCCGGATCTGACTTCTTCATCGCCGTCCTGATAAATGTCCGCTTCTGAGCGTTAGCGAGCTTGATTGAAGCAAGAACATCCATTGTAGGTGAGAAGCCTCTGGGGTCATTAGCGTCCTTCCAGAACCTTGATACAGCGTAAGGATTTTCCTCAAAGCCGCCTTCTTCCAAAACGTGAGCTTCTTTCTTGACTATCCACACGCTCGCCCATGCCTTGTTAAACTTATCTTTCTTCCCGACATCTCTCTCATGACGTTCGTAAGTGTAATGTAATATCTCAAATAGTTGAAAGGGCTTGTTATCCGCCATAGCGTCTTTAATTCCTTTGGAGCAAGAAGAGCCGAACCATTTATTCAGCTGACTTGCTGTGTAGCGTGGGTTACGATAGACACCGCATACCCGGCCCCTCTCATCCTCTTCAAAGTTATACTGTTCTATCGGTATCTCGTTATAACGGACGTGGGACTTGTCATCTTCTTCGGTCATTAAGTTGCCTGTTCCAAATACAAGGTGATCGACGTAATTCTCTATATCCATATTGTAGAAGTTCGATTGCCCCATTATGGACATCTGTATGTCTTCGCACTCTTTGAAATACTTCTGTAATCGTCCTGAACCTCGCAGCTTATGGTCTAAGGGCTGAAAGCCGAACCACTTCGAAGACGGATTGGTGAGCTGTGATTGAAAGCCGGCGGCGGCCTTCTTCACATCTCGTATGGCTCGGACGGAATACAGAAAGTTGAATTTAAGCTGTTCACCATTTATTCGGATAGATGAAATCCATGCTTTGCGAGGGAGAACAAAATCAGCGCAGTCCTGATAATACGAATCCCAATTACCACGTTGTCCTTGTAAGTAATTATTTAGTCCGAGTATTTCTTCAATGCGTTCTTTGGTAATCATCTTCCCCTCTTATGTGGACGTGCGTGGACGGCACGATTCGCCGCTCTATCTGCCGCCCTTTGATTAGCCATATAGCTTGCTGACACCGCCGGTGTGTTACTTGCGCTCTGAACCTTCGGAGCTGATTGCTTTAATGAAATATGAAATGTTGCTTTGCTCATCACGCCCCCAGCAAAACATTAGATTTAGTATTGCCTTGTAGTATCGGCGCACCGCCTGTAACGTCAGTATTACCGCCTGAAGCAAGAAGTGTGCGCCTGTTCTGCGTTAAAGTATCCTGCGCTGTGTCTTCAGCCTTAGTAGCGTCGGGAGCCTTCGGAGCCGCGCCAAGCAGGTCATGTTGCGCGTTTCTTTCTTTCGTGGCGGCGGAGGCTTGTTGACCTGCCGACACGCCGGCATATATCCCTTCAGCAACCACAGCATATATAGCCATCAGGCCTAGCATAGCTTCAGTAACAAAATATCGCTTGCGTTCAATTGTATGCGGTTTATGAATGTATAAGAGTCTTGACATACTGCGTCTCCATTAACTTATATCCTTGCGAGTAGTAAAACTTCCTCATCTTCTCTTCATTTAAGTTCGCCATGTTACCCATCACGATTGACTTAATCCCTAACGATTGACAGTATTTCTCGCACTCTCGGAATAGCCTTAAACCCTGCCCTCTATATTCAGGCAAAACATACCAAAGCGTCTCTTGAAAAATAGTATAATCACATAGAGCGAGCTTGATAAACTTTCCTGCGATGACTCCGACGACTACTCCATCCCTCTCCATTACAAGAGCTGACTTTGTGGCTATGTGGTCAGCGGCCAGTTGTCTCAAAGATTCTTCACTAAATGAAAACCCGTATACCTTCAGGCTCTCTTCGTAAAATACTTTAGCCAGGGGCAGAACAACGTCAATATCCTCTTTAACCATCATGCGTATAGTAATCAATCCATCACCGCCTGTAATTTTTTACCCACTAAGTCCACATCAGAGTCCATACGAGCATAAGAGTTGTTATCGTGAAACGCTGGTCCCATTAAGGAATCTGCGTAAAAAACTGCGATTGCCAAAGCGTCAGCCCTATCCGGTGATGGTATCTGGTCTCGCCTCATATCATCTTTAGAGAATAATATCTGTCTACCATGTCTGTCATAGTGATAACGGATAGTCAGGAGTTGGTCTATCAAAGTCTGGTCTGCGAGTATCTTGAGCCATCCTTTCTCCATCCATTCCTTGACCTTGTAATAGGCCGCTGTGCGACGATCACCATACTTCTCGTATTCAGGGTCGTCTTTCCATCCTTCAAGCGACTTAAAACTGAATAGCTCAAATTCCTTTGTTTCAGGCATGAAGTCAGTTAAGTAAGCTCCGCCACCGTCTGCGTCCATAGCTATTGCGTCAGCCATCTGCTCTTTTTGTAAAGATAGGGCCCGGCCCACGATAGATTCACCATCCATATGTTTTTTAGGCTCTTGATAGGTCTGCTCCCACCTGATAGGGCCATGACTCTTTAACACACTAAATATAGTCTCGCAGTCGCCGAAGCGGGCAACGTCATTGCCTATGATACACCGCTGAACGCCGGGTGAGGTCATTTCAAGGCTGATTGAATCTCTGAGCATATCCATACCGAAGAGGAAGTCGGAGGACTTGGCGAGAGGCTCGCCCAACCAAATATGAGAATAATCGTCAAGTGAGCGTTGCTTGCAAAGTTCCGCTTCTTGTATCATCTTCTGAGGACAATGCTTATTCTCATTATAGTTGATATGAATATGTAGGCAATCGGATCGCATAGCGAAGGCTTGAAAAGCTGGGTCTTGCTCCACTCTTCGGTTCATCGTAAATATAATCTTTGAATGAGTTTTACGAACAGTAGGTATGATAATGTCTAATGTCTGCTTCGTAGCCATCTCCGCCTGCTCAAACCATAAAATATCGCAACCCTCAATACCCATTATGTTCAAACTACCCTGTTCCCGGAAGCCGCGAAAACGAAAGGCTGACTTGCTTATCCGGTGATCTATCGCTGTCTTTAAGGTATCATAGTTCAGGTGATAGGAGTCTATTAAGTCTTTGAGTATGGTATAGACTGATTCCTCAATAGTGTTTTGAGTTTCCCGGCCACAGATAATTCGGAGTCTTTTTTGTTCAGCTAGGTAAAGAAGTATGCGAGCAACAGATTGGCTCTTTGCGCTTGACCGTCCGCCCTCAATTAAGAAATATTGATAGTCATTAAATTTGTCTATAATTGGGAGCAGTTTATCAGGAATATCGAGGATGGCTGGTAATTTCAATGGCTCGTCGGAAAAAGCGTTATTTAAAGGCTCTACAATCGACGTTCTCTCGTCGGGTGAAGG